GAGAGAAGAGAGAGCACGATCTGATCGGCGGTAAACGCTGGCGGGGTGTACTCGAAATAGAGACTCCATGAGGTTGACGCCACAACCGTGCGCGTGACGTTGGCGATGGTCCAGTTACCAGCCACGTCGCCATTGTTCATTGCATCATATTGGGCCGGTGTCGCGTTTAGATTTATGCCGATTTTGCCGGTGTTGGTGTCATAGGTGGCCGTCTGGTTATTCTTAAAGACTATCTCGATTCGATCCTCGCCGCCGAAAATGTCGGTGGAGTCATTGGCCGTGGAAGGCGCAACTACCGACGCGTCGAGCACAGTGGCACACACATAAACCTTAGTGGCATCGTGCAGCATCTTGACGTTGATAGAATCCGTCATCGACGAGAAGCCGTTGAACGCGGCGACGTTCGCACCGTTGAACGCGGTAGCCGCGCACTTTGACGCCATCGACGCAGCGCCTTTGTCGAGAATCTCGTAGCGCACCGAACTGGAGCCGCCGCCCGCACCTACCGTAGAAGGGTCAGTGCTGGAACTTGGCGAAAGAACGAGCCTATCAATCTGACAACCCGGCACACAGGCGATGTAGATCGTACCCGCACCATTGAGCGCATAGCTGGCCTGCGCCGTGCCGTTGGTCTGGTTGAGGATATTTCCGCTTGCGCCTATTGGCGTCCAGGCAAAGGTAGTAGATAATTGACCGGGAAAAAGGATCGAGGCTTTAGTATTTAACGGCGTGTAGGGAATGGGCGAAGTGTCCACCCAGACGACGTTCTGGTTCTGCGCGTTGACCCTGGCCCGCATCCACAAGTAGTAAGTGGCGTTGGTGAAAGTACCGCTACACTTAAAATAGGTGCGGCCAAATTGCTGCGTATCGCCCAAGCCGAGATAAGCCGCCCCGCTCGCGGTATCGTCATTCGATTGACCAATCGGTGAAACCTTCTGACAACTCTCCGCCTCCGCCCAATAGTCGCTACCCGATGCGGTCCATGCCGCTGACCCCGCGCAGTTATCAACAAGGCCGTCCATGTCGTTGTCGATGCCATCGCTGCACACAGCATCGCCGGTCGGACCTTCCGGCACGGCCACGCGAATTTGCGCATCGACAAAGCAAGGCAACAAAAACAAGATAAGCGCGATTAGAAATTTCATCATGGGTAGGGTGCGCCCTCGACAACCGCCCCGCCTGAGATCGTAGTCATGTGCGCCACGAGACAGTGATCCTTTGCCACGGTTGCGCTAGACTCACTCATCGGCCAGTAGCCTTTGCAGACGGCCCGCGTACCGCCGTTGCTGAACGTCCAATAAGGCGCGTAGGGCTGGAGCCTCAGCTGATCCATTTGAGTGACGGTCAAGACTTGGTCCCACAGCGAGGCATGAGCCACGCGGCCATCGTAGGCTGTCGCCGCCGCGACGATGGCGAAATAGCTTTCAGTGGTCGCAGTGCCCACGCCCTGGACCGGGCCAGCGGCATAAGAAGTTTCGGCAACTGGAGTTGCCCGATTGCCGACATAGATTTTGGGGTTTTTACTGGCGTCGAGACTCGTGCAAACAAAATTCCACACGCCAAGCACGATAGAGTTGTTCGCCGCCGTCGCAGTGGCAGAGGTCGTGCTATGGGTATAGCCAACGGCAATCGATGCTGTCGCGAGGGTGCGAAAAACTCGCAATTCGCTTTCGACGAAACGACCTTGGCTTGTTTCTCCTAGTGTATCGGGAAATAACCAAGCGCAAAACGTCGAGGTCGTGACGTTGAGCGGCCCCGCCGTGACGGTGAAAGCTTGATCAGTCGTGCCGTTGTAGTCGCGGGCCTGCGCAAATAGCAGCGAAGGGAGGAGCAGGAGTGCAAATAGAAAGCGTTTTACGGTGTGCATGAAATCCCCGCCGCCATCAGAGCCATATCGCCGCCCGCCGTGTCCGAATCATCGCGGCCTAGGAAAAAACTCACCAGATCATATTGAGCCACTGAGTCGGTAGCTGTGATCGCCGCGCTGGCGAGTTTGACAATGCCCGCTGCTTGATTGTTTGCCAGCGTGACCGTCGCGGTCTGCGGTGTGGCGTACACTTTCGCAGCCACGTCGGCGGCATCACCGACCTTGCCATACCCAAATTTCAGGATAAACGTGTTCGTACCCGATTGAACGGTTGGGTTTTTGATCGCAACCTTGAGCACAGGCGAAGCCGAGCACGGATTGATAAATTGCCAGTGAATCGTTTCTTCCGCCGCACCGGGATCAAATAGCCACTGCCCCATAGTTAGCTTGGGTGTGTTGGCGGTCTGCGTGCCTGTCGATACCAATGTGGAGTATTGCGCCGGGTTATTGAGCGTGCCGGTGCCGTCGCTAGGGATTGCGGCTTTGAGATCGAGCGGCAAGAAGATCGAGCCGCTGCCGCCCGTTGCCGCGATATTAACTTTGTCGGGCGAACCAGCCGTCACCGTAATGGCGATGCCGGTGCCTGCCTCAAACCGTAGCGTTTCGCTGCCGACCGCACTGGCAGAGTTCGTCCCGTCACTAACCTGATTGTAGGCGCTGCCCAACGTGGCAAAGCTGCGCGGATTGCCCGCCGCGCCATCGCTGCAAAAGTAAGGTACATCGTTGGTGGTATCGACGCTGAATTGACCGCTTTCCGCGCATGACCCCGCCGCCGGTGCGCCTGCGGAAAGTTTTAGGCCAGGAACACCGCTGTCTATGTTGATAGACGCGATAGGGATTTTTGTGGCAAGGCTATCGTCTACTTCTTCCAGCACGGCTTGAACATCGGTGCCGACGCCATCGAGGGTGGTACTGTCTACTGTAATTGCGGTAGCTGCCCCGCCGGTGCCTGCCATGGACGGAGACCATGGAATCCAGCGAGTGCCGTTGTACACGTACCATTGACCGTTGGTAGTGTCGTAACAGGTGTTATTTACTACTGGGCCGACCGCTAAATTGCATGATGTCTCGGTGAATGTCGGCGCCTGCGCGAATAGCGGTGGCGCGAATAGGAGTAGCGCCAGAAAAGTGAGAAGCTTATATAGTTTTTTCATCGGTTCATCCATTCAATATTTCCCGCAGATGCCCCGCGCCCGCCTCTAACGTCAATCAATGGGCGGTTGGCGCTTGTCTTGGTTGAGCCCTCCTGTCCGTCGATGCCACGCGCCCACGATAGCTTGCCCCCAGCAGCATAAACGCCGTCTAGCAATGTCTTTCTAAAATCGGCCTGACCAGGAAGCGGCAGCGCCAGTTCGGCGGCGAGTATGTCAACGCTGACCTCGAACAGCATGGAATCGAACTCGTCCACTGGGATGCGCCCGATGTACTTCATGCCCAGCTCGGTTGAGTCTGCGGCAATCTTCCGGCCTTCGATGTCAAACGGTAAGCCGCGTGTCTGTAGTTGCAGGATGCGCAGACAGTAAGGGTCTGTCGGCCAGGTAAAATAATTCTGGTATCCGTAATCTGGTGGCGTCTGATCCGGCGCCAGCGTCTTGCGCTTGATAGCGCAATTCCAAGGATGAGAACGAAGCATGGCATCGCTTATAGACGGCCAGCGCGTGCGGGCAATCACCGCCTTGCGCGAAGTGTCGGTAAGGGCGTCACTTATCAAAACCTCATCGCCAAGCGCGGCAAAGGCGGCATTGAACAGCGTCGTTAGGTTTTGCATAAGGTGTCGGGGGCAGTTGCCCGCCCCCGATTCGCCTCCTTCCTGTTTAACGGCCAGGAACGATCAGCTCGACGTAGCCCCTAATGATCGTGCCGATAGCGCCGTCAGCAGTAACTGCGCTAGCCGTAAGAATGGTATCAACGGTCAATACGCTGCCCCATAAGAGCGCAATCGTATTACCGAACGCCTTTGGAGCATCGGCATCAGCGCCCAGGTTGTTGCCATAAGCGTCAATCGTGGTGCCATCGCCCATGTCCATTTCCATGTCGGCATCGTTATTAACGATCACACCGCCCATGAACCGATAACCCTTGGGCATGGACAACAATTGTATTGAGTCGGGCGAAGCCGCGACCATCGCAACTGTTAGCGTCTTGGAAAACCACCATTTCTGAGATGAGCCGCGATCCACTGCCGGATTGAGCACCGGCGGGGAAGCGAGAGCGTTAGTAAGCTGATCGGATTTGTAAACGATAGCTGCAGCCATTTTTTATACCTCTCTTTTGTTTCGTTGCTTACGCCACGGTGTTCTTCGCGTTGGCGATGACGACTCTTACTTCCTCCATCCGTACCGCGCCGCAACCGATGCGCAGATGCGGACGCCAGTTGTAGTTAAACCCAGGATCTTGAGCCAAGTTGAATTCAAAATCCTGCGGCATGGTGAATTTCATACCGTCGCGCTGCCAACCCACTACGCCGAAGGTTGACGCCTCTGAGCCAGCCGCTAACCGCTCGCTATGCACCACTGTAAAGCCCAGGTAGTTCACCACTTCACCCGACACCAAGCCTTTACTCGTCGACTGATCGATGGTCAGCAAAGGATTTGTCAGCGTTGTGCTGATCGCGGTCGGCTGGAGCAGGTTGATAAGATCGCGTGAACGCGCCGCAAGGTAACGGCCCTCTTGAGGAACCTCGGCGGCATCTAACAGCCGCTTGATTTCCAGCCATTTGACCAGCGAGAACCATAGCGGGGTTTCAAACGCCTGTAGGATGCGTTGGCCGGCTGGAAAACTGACAAGCGTGGTGCCGTCCTTGCCGCTCTTAGCGTCTGCCGAGAAGGCGGCAATGATCTGGTCGTCGATCTTGCGCCCTGCGCCCATGCGCGCGTCACGACTGTAATTGCTTTCGGGGTCGGCAAGAGTTTTCAGCTTGTCGATCTTGTCGATGAGCGTTGACCAAACGAACGTGTCCCAGGTCACATAGCGCCGGGTGTGGTCCATTTCGACAAACGGGGTTGGTTGGAAGCGGCTGGTGAGCGCAACCATATCGGTTGCGGCCAGACGCTCGAAGAATCCGCCCTCAAGAACATCATCATCGCGATCGATGCAGTTGATTAAGCGGGATTCTTGTTGCTGAGAGAGAAAGTAAACGTTCTCGCGGAACGTTTGACCGTACCATTGAGTGTGTGATTCAGCCAATGTCTTGCCCTCGTAGCGCGTCAGAGCGCGCAGCGTTGGCAATCTAGTTTTGAGTAGCCGGACTGAGCCGGGTCGCTACAAGAATGCTCTTGCCTCTAAGGTTGAGGCGTAGCCACCCGTTGGTTAGCCTTGGGTCTCGGGTCGCGAGTGGCCAAGGCTTTTGGTGAGATTAACTAAGCGGGGTCCGGTGAGGGAGTAGCCCGAATGAAAGCACACAACGCCGCCGTCGATCTGTACCGATCTTGAACCACTGAAGGAACTAGCGCGCCCATACCTGTCTTACGCGAAGGCAGGGAAGATTCGAGCGTGCAAGACGGCCTCGGACCATTGACGGCGGAGTTCTGTGCTTTGCTCATGAATTTGCCGTTACTGGTATCTGACTAACATCTTCAATATCCACTCGCGACGGCCCAAGCTGTGCCACGGCGACGGATTGAATTATAGAATATTCGTGACCGCACGAGCATTGATACCACAAAACCACTCGATTAGCTTCCTTGCCGCTTTTCTCTTCACGCTTGAAATAATGCGTGGTGAGTTTGCCGCGGCCGTGGTCACGGTTACGGCATGGATAGGATCTTATATTCATCCCTGCAGCGCCCTTAACTTCTGGTTGATCTGATTCATTTCATCGACCAGCGGCTGGCGAATCGCCTTCTGGTGGTCGGTGTAACGCTTGTCGCTGAATATCTCAGCCTTGCGTGATTCGAGCTGGCCCTTGGTCTGCCCGCCTGCGTTACCGTCCTTAACGGTGTCAATCGCGCTACCCTCGCGCAATCCGGCGCCAGCCTCGGCAATGGCGTCAAACACTTTCATGCGCGCTGCTTTCGGCAGTGAATCAAAGGCGGCGGCGGTCTCATCGTCTTTAACGAACTTGCGCACAAACCTATCAAAGCTGTCCATGTTCTTCTGATAGTCCGCGCCCCAATGTTCCTTCTGATTCGCCTCATGCTGCTCGGGCGTGAGCGACGGCTCGATGCCGGCGGTTAGCTTGGGCAACACATCATTCGTCCAGTAATCCGCTATTACCTGCGCCTGCTTGGGCGTGAAGCCGTTAGGATGAGCAACCTTGCTCAAGAACTCATTGACGAACGTTGAATCAGCATCCTTGGCGAGATTGAGCTTGTATTCTTCCGGCTTATCAGGCACGCCCATGCGCTTGTTGAAGGCCGCTATCTCTTCCGGCTTGGCATCAGGCCCAGGGATACGCGGGTTAGCGCCGCGATACTTTACGAGCTCGGCGTGAGCCTTGTAGGCGTCGGCTGGCGTCTTGTAGTTCTCCCAGAACTTCTCACTGCGGACTTCCTCAGGGATCTGGTTGCGCCACTCGTTGCCGTCCGCAATGTTGGCGTTGTTGTGGGCAACGGCGCTCTTTAAGTCGGGCGATATTACGCCGTCACTGTGAAATTCTTGGGATGCTTCAGCCATGATTCAACCTTTCAATCAAACGCCCTATTATCCGGAATATGATCAAATAACTTTGCGTGCTCCGGGCACAAATCAATTGATGCCATGTTTCTATCCGGGCGAGATAAGCCGATCCAACCCGATTGCGGGCTGGCATGGTAGCAGCACAGCCCAAGTAATCGCACTTAACGATAATTTGTTGGCTCAACTTTCCTCCGGCACAACGATCTCATTAACGTCATACCTGTCATCTTCCTTGTGCGTGATCACCCTTGGCTTCTTAAATTCGCGCTTGCCCTGGCCGACTAGCACAAGGTTCTCAATCTTCAGGTAAGCGTCATGAAGCGCGCACGCCGCGGCCATGACCAGCGGATCGCGATTAAGCAACGGCGTGTCCATCCATTGAGCGCGTAGGTGCTTTAGTACCTCTTCGCCTTCGGGCGTGCCAAAGGTGTTCTTGTATTGCTCCGCCCGGCGCTGCTTGATGTCGATTACCGGGGCTTTCTTTGCGGTGCTAGCCATTGGTTTTCTTCTCAGCCGCTTCAATTCCCCACGCTATGACATCACTCAACCCACCGTGGCGAACAAAAAAGTCCTCGCCTTCGGCTGGCCCTGTCAGGTGCAGGCTAAAACTGTTTTCAACTTCGCTATAGTGCAAATCAAAGCACAGCCCATTCTCCCTACAGAATTTGACT